CTACCATCATAGTTCCTATGATTAAAGATTACTATGATGTAGGAATTAAAAACGATGAACAGTTAGTTAAGTTAGCGTCTGTTGTACAACGTTTGGTGGCTAAAGGTGAAGCTAGCGGCGAAGGTTCTTCTATGATATTAAGTGAAGACGAACGTAAACAATTGATGGAGGAAGTTATAACAATCAGTAAAGGCGAATAATATGGTAAGCACAGACGTATCCAAATCAAATAAATCACCACAGTTAAATGATCAACAAATAAAAGATTTGGTTGATATTCGCTCACCCATACAACTTGCTGTCGTAGTCGATATAATTTTTGACGAAACTCATATAAAATTACAAGATGCGTATAAACAAAAAATAAATCCGCAAACGGTTCCGCTTAATTATAAGAATGAACCAGCAAATGAAAACGATGTGGATTTTTCTTATATTGGACGTGCTAAAGTAAGAATATTATCACAAGAAAAAAAATCATCGGTTGAAAAATTACCTTGGGCTATACCACTTGAACAAACTATAACACAATATCCACTGGTTAATGAATTGGTATTGGTGCAAAAGGTTGGAAACAATTATTATTATAGTAAACCATTAAACAAATTCAACTTCCCCAATAATATTGATTATACAGTTGAAACAGTATATAGCGAAGATGGAACGCCGGCTGTCCCTTTTTATTTTGATGGTAATAGAGCCACTTATACATCCGCTCCAATTTATTCGAAGTATAATAATATAGGATATGTAGGACAATATTTCATTTCAAATCCATTTATACGATTGGTCAAGAAAAATGAAGGGGATACTATAATAGAAAGTAGATTTGGTCAGTCAATTAGATTTAGTGCATATGATGATAATAGACAAAATGATAAAGGTGTATATTCATCTTACGATTTGAATGGTAATTTATTGAAAGACTCAATCGGCGGTGGATATGGTAATCCTAAACTTACTATTAGAAATAGACAACGAAATATTGCTTTGGATGAACCGCAACAATTACATCCTAAGTTGCCACCTATTCGTAAAATTACACCGGTTGAAAAGAATTTTGGCGGACAAATACCAGAAGATATTAACAACGACGGGTCCACTATTCAGCTAACAAGTGGCAAAACATCAAGTGAATGGAAAACTACAGTTTATAAAAGTATATTTGGTATAACGTCAAATGGAGAGTCAACAGAAGAACAAATAAGATTCAATCCAAAAGGTTCGACATCATTTAAGTTTCCAACTTTAAACAGCGATCAAATTGTAATAAATACCGATAGATTGGTACTAAGTAGTAGATTCGCAGAAACATTACATTTTAGTAAAAAACGGTATGCCATAACTACTGATAGTGAATATACAGTGGATGCTAATGATAATGTAGTTATAACTACAAATAATACCGCTTGTATTAATGCGCCACAAATATTTTTGGGACAATATGGAGAAACAAATGAACCAGCATTGTTAGGTCAAACAACTGTAGATTGGATGTATGATCTTTGTAATTGGTTATTGGACCACGTTCATTGGTCTCATCATGTGCATCCACATCCACATACACATCCTAGATCAGGAAATGCAACTCCAGAGAATACAAGAGATGCTAATCCAGATCAAACACAAATACCAGTACAACAAATTAAACTACAATTATTAAGAGATAATTTACACAAGACACTAAGTAGACGTGTATTTGTTACCGGAGGCGGATATGCGCCTGGTAGCAATGGAGTTAAACCAGCTGGTAGTGGCGGAGAGTGTAAAGATCCAATAAAAATTAATACTGTTACAGGTGCTGGAGTTGTGGGGGATTTCAAAGGTAGAAATCGTCGAGAAGGGCCAGTACAAGTCGAATTTGAATTTCAGAATTAAATACCATGAGCAATTATTATGTATCTTATAAACAAGTAGTGTCTTGGAATGGCACGGTATTTAATGCTAATCAATATAGAAAAGCAATAAATGCTTTTTATTCTAAAATTGATTTAGTTAATCCAAATTTAAAAACTGATCAATCAGCTTCATCTGTATTTGATGTACCCATAAGAAATCTATCACCTGATGCATCTTTTCCAAGTGAATGGAGTTTTGATTTAAATGGAAACTTTTCAACAACAGTCCGAGATGAAGTATCTGGTCTTTTTAGAGCATTTTTAGTTTTGAGCGGAGATGTTAAAGTTCCAAGAATAACGTCAACTGGTAAAACTTTACGAGTAATTATAGCTGCTGCCAATAAAAGTTTAATTGCTATAGGTAAAACTCCTGAAGAAGCTTTTAATTATGCATTTAAAGAAGCAAGAGAATCTCTTTTACGAACACTAGCAGATCAAATTAATGTGTCGGGTAGGGGAATTAAAGTAGAAATACAAGATCCATTTACCGATCCAGATCCAGCGTTGCCTGGTCCGCCTACACAAACGATATCAGGAGTTGCCAATAAAGCTCCTTTGGTAGACAATCCTAACATAAAACTCCCCACCCAAGAAGCAAAGGGGTTAGACGCGAATGTAGCGCAACAAGCAGCTTCAAAAACCCAGGGCGCTACAAGTAATACTACGTCTGAAGTTCAAGGTGCCGCCGATAAAGCACAAAGCGCATTTGGTAAACCGGATGGATTGGGTAAGGATTGGTCGCCTGATAAGTTTAGTCCTGAATCTATAGCTGGAAATGAAAAAATTGTAAATGCTAAAACAGGTATAATTGAATCCACGTCCAAATTAGCTAAAGGGTTAAAAGGTGGATTGTTAGGTGGTGCTCTTGGTGCTGGAGTAGGGGCCTTAGCTGGAGGCGGTAAAGGAGCATTAATAGGCGGATTGAGTGGTACAGCACTTGGTGCCGGATTATCTGTTGGTGGTGTAACAGGAGCAGCATTAGCCGGTGGTGGATTAGGAGCCGGAATAGGTGGAATAGTTGGGGGTGGAAAAGGTGCTTTAATTGGAGCTGTATCAGGAGGAGCAGTTGGTGCAGCTGCTGCTAAATTAGCAAGTGTTAAAAAAGGAATGCCTAAACCAAATATACCAAAACCACCCAGTACACCCCGTATCAAGACTATCAAGATACCCAGACCATCTGATACAAAAGGCGCACAAGCATTATTAAATTTACCTAAATCTCGTTTGGGTTAATAATTATATATAATAATATGAAAATAGATATATTAAAAGAATTCATTAAGAAAACAGTACAACAAGAGGTACGAAACGTAGTACAATCTGAACTTAAACTTCAATTGGCAGAAATATTCTCTAAAGAAGTTATTCAATCCAAGAAAAAATCATCTGATTCTGATTTAGAACAACAAATTCTAAAAGAATTGGATGTGATGAATGAATCTGCGGTTGTTGAGGAACCAGTTAAACCCACGAAAAAGTTTGTAAAGTATACCAGTAACCCAATGTTGAATGATATTTTAAACCAAACCACCGGTGGTGTGCCACAAGAAGGCAGTATGGTTAGTATGATGGGTGGATATGGAAACAGTACACAAGAAGTTATTACAGAAACCAAAGTGCCTGAAAATGCTCCTGCTCCTGTAAAAGGCGTTTATTCAGCGATAAACAGAGATTATCGTGCTTTACTAAAAGCAGTGGATAGTAAAAAGTCTAAGGTTTAATTATGGCTAAAAAAGCACTAGGACTTAAAATACCGTTTAGATTGGGTCAAGATGGTTATTTTGAAACAAATACTGATACTATTTCACAAGTTTCTAGTAATATACGGAATCTTTTATTAACCAAACCTGGAGAACGTAGGTTTAATAATGCATTTGGTTCTTCATTATATAAAGTGTTGTTTGATCAAAATGAATTGGGTGAAATGTTGCCGATGTTAGTAAATCTTATTCAAAATGATGTAAATAGATTTATGAACGGTATAATAGTTGAAGACGTTAAAGTTCAATTATTGGAAAATGATGTTGTAAATAATAATTATAATAAAATATTTATAAAAGTAGCCTTTAGTTACAAAGAATTACAATCCACAACTGAAGTGATCATCACAAACAATAATATATAATGCAACAATTAATTAACAAAACCTTCAAGGCTAATACAAAAGACGTTTTGTATTTAAATCGTGATTTTACTTCTTTAAAACAACAACTAATTGATTTCACTAAACAGTATTATCCACAAAGTTATAAAGATTTTAGTGAAAGTTCACCAGGCCAAATCTTTATCGAACAAGCGTCTTTTGTGGGAGATGTATTGTCATATTACACTGATTATCAATTTAAAGAAAGTTTTATTCAATTCGCGGGTGAACGTAAAAATATTATAAACCAAGCTCAATTTTTGGGATATAAACCAAAGGTATCTTCGGTATCATCCACTAATGTAGAATTGTTTCAATTGTTGCCCGCGACACGTACTTCGGGCGTTAATGGCGAATATGTACCTGATGAACGATACTGTTTGATTTTAAAACCATATACACAACTATCTAGTGTATCAGGTGTGTCATTTATAGTCGAAGAAAGTGTAGATTTTAGTCAAGATACTTTATTTTCACCAAGACAAATAAGTGTTTACAATCGTGATAATACAGGAGCACCATTATTTTACCTGATAAAGAAATCCACACAATGTTATTCTGGTAGAATAACAACAAAAACATTTAGTGTTGGCGATCCACAATCATTTTTAAAAATAAAGTTAGATGAAACTAATGTGGTTAAAATAATAAGTGTGGTGGATTCTAATGGCAACAATTACTATGAAACACAGTATCTAGCACAAGATACAATTCCACTATTGATTGATAATGTACCTCTTACCAATCAAACGTTATCACCATATAGAAATGAAACTCCTAAGATTTTAAAGTATCTAAGAACCGAACGTAGATTTATTACAACGGTAGATCAGAATAATTTTACTTATATTCAATTTGGGGCGAATACAGAAAATTACGAAAATACAGTTATTATACCAAATCCAACTAATGTTGGTGTAGCTTTATCCAATTTAAAGAATCTAAATATATCTTTAGACGGTACAAATGTATTAAAGGCCAATTCATACGGTGTGTCTCCATCAAATACAACATTGACAGTTAATTATGTTGTTGGTGGTGGTTTAGATTCAAATGTAAATTCCGATGAAATAAATAAGATTGCTAGTACGGATTATTTAAATGACGTGACCAGTTTAACTGATAGCGAAGTGATTCTATTAAACAATTTTAAAAATTCATTGAGAGTAAATAATCCACTTTCATCAACTGGTGGTAATGACGCGGATACAAATGAGGAAATACGACAAAATGCTATATTAAACTTTTCCGCTCAAAATAGAATGGTTACTTCCGATGATATTCTACTAAGAGTATATTCATTGCCATCTTATTTAGGTAATATTTCAAAAGCATATGTTGAAAGCAATTCAAATAGACGAGTTCAATATAACCAATTAATAAAAGGCGTAATAACCGAAGACGGAAATGAAACATTAGATTTAAATCCATTAAAT